ATGAATGTCTTTGCTAAAGCAGTTGATGGTTTCATGGATATCTCTGATGCCCTCTTCTTTGGTACAGAGAGCGAGTTGACTAAAACTCTCGCAAGTTTTGGCCTGAGCTTAGTGGGTATTCATAACTTTGTTGCCAAGACTGGCGAAGTTGTTGGTAAGTTGGCAGAGGCATTAGGCCCAACCGGAGTCTTGGCAGCTTTAGCTGCTGCTTACGGAATTAAAAAGGCTACACAAGGTGTTGCAGGCGAAGCCGTAAAAAGTGCCACAGACAACGTGGTAGATCGTGTGTTTGGTAACAGTCTTGCCTCCTACTCCGTAGCAGCCCCTGGTGGGAAAGCTTTGAGGGTTGTTATTGCGGGTATGGGTGCCATGCCAAATGCCATGCCGGATACAAACACACCGGGTGGCTCGGGTAGTGGCAGAGGTCACGGCAGTACTCCCAAGAAGCAAGGTTGGCGTCAAAAAGCTGGTGGTTGGTTTGGCAAGCAATCTGGTAAGTCTAGTAACCTAACACTAGGCGTTGCTCTGGCGTTGGGTGGGTTAGCAATTAGCGAACTGCCAGAGGAGAAGGTAAGCCCAGCAGGGACACTCAGTGGCCCAATGGGTGCTTCGCCTTTTGGGTGGTTAATGGCTAAATCTCAAGATTTGTGGGGGGAAGCCTCGAACTTCAATGCAAACAAGTTTACAGAGTCTAAGATCTCGGCAGCAACCCCTATTACAGACAAGGCAATGCAAGGCTACATCCCAAGTACTGTAAATCACCAAGTAGATTTGAAGGCTAATATTAAGATCGAGGCTGGCACTGCTGATGAAGCTCTTGTTAAATTCCGGCAAGAGCTGGATGCACAAGTTAGACAGTCCTTCCTGATGCCTGCACTCAAAGAGGCTCAGAGCACGTTCAGTAACTACGCTAAGTAACGAAAGAAAATATGACCCTAGCAGTTAAAATTGGTGATGACAACTCTCCTGTACGGGGTTTAATGTACTTTGACGTAGTTACTAGCTTCTCGGAGACAAGGCAAGGCAGCGTTACTGCCTTCCCTCTCGATGCGGGAGTTTCTATTGCGGATCACTACATTGCGAAGAACCCTACGTTCCAAGTTAAGGGTATTCTGAGTGCAGTTGATATCACGGGCGTAAGTTCGACAGTTAAGGTGGACGGTAGTGCCCCAATCAATTCAAAGGCACTGCCTGAATCCCCCTTGATTGTTGACTTCAGCATGGGCATTACAAAACTACTCCCTGGAAGTATCAACCAGTTCTTTAAGACTTCAATCCCGAGTGTTCTCGCTGTAGGTGGTATTGCACCAACAGAAGACAAGGTTAAGGAAGTGCTGAGAGAGTTGATGACTGGAGTTTATTTCAATTCTGCTACTAAGAGGTATCAGAATAAGATGACTCCAATTACACTATATGAGATGGATGGTGGGAATATCAAGTCATCTCACACAGACTTGGTGTTGACAAACTTCTCGATTGACGAAGATGCAGAGAGTGGCGATAGTAATATCCCCCTAACACTGACATTTGAAAAGGTTAGGTTTGTGGCTGTAGAGAAGACTACCGGGGCTGATAAAGCTAAACAACCCAAGAAGGTTGCTAAGAAGGTTAAGAAAGGTGTTAAAACTCCTAGTGTGAAAGACTGCGTAGCTGCAAACAGTAACGTAATCAACATATCCAGCACCATCTCTGAGGTTAGGCTTCCGCAAGATCCTAGACCATTCTCAGGGACATTCAGCGACATTGCAGGAGATTTCCGATGAAGTGGGTTAATATCGCTCTACCACTCTACGAAGAGGAAGATTACAGCTACACAGTAACCCTTGAGGGTGAAGCCTACGACCTTCGTATTTACTACAACACAAGAATGTCAAAGTGGTTCCTAGATTTAGTCAGGGATGACGGTACACCAATGGTTGTTGGAGTGGGGATGGAAATTTACTATCCAATCCTGCGTGAATATTACTTAGAAGATATCTCTGGGTTTATGTGGTTGCAACCAATTGGTGGTGATGGTAATGAAAGTCCAGAACACCCAGAACTACTTAGCAAATACTACGAACTATTCTATATGTGGCAGGTAGAAGAATGATTCTCCAAAGAGACAGAAACTATGTGTTGGTTGTTGGTGTCCCAGGTAAAGGTGAAATTGAAATCACTGGCCTGCACATCACATTCCAAATTAAAAAATCCTCTGACAATAAAAAGAAGGGTAATCAAGCTTCTGTCTCAATCTACAATCTGGCAGAAGATAAGCGTAAATCCTTAGAGGCTACGAATGTGCCTGTGAGGTTGGACGTAGGGTATCTGGACACTGGGTTGCATGAGTTATTTCACGGAGAGAGTACGGATATTGTAACCACCCGCAGAGGTGAGGATATCGTTACTACTGTGACGCTAGACGCAGCATACACTGGACTCAACCACAGACTGATCAGTAAGCTTGCAGCCCCTGGTAGTACTGTTGAGGATATTGTCCGTAATCTTGCTGTAAGTATGCCAGATGTAGCCAGAACAAAGTTCAGTGGTAAAGGTCTAAAACAAAAGGCTGTTGACGGGTATCCAATGTCTGGGACACCTAGACAAATCTTGACGGAGCTTTGTGATGCTTTCGGACTTGAGTGGCAAATCGACAGTGGCATTCTGTACGTTACAGACGTTGTAGAAAGCTTCATGACTAATGCCCAGGCATTCGTTATTAATGAGATGTCAGGTTTGATTGAAAGACCTGAAGTTACTGAAGTTGAGAAGCAGCGTAAAAAAGGCGATAAGAAAAAGAAGGGCAGAAAGGGTTTGCAAATCAAACTCTTACTTAACCCAATTCTTCAAGCTGGTGGTTTGATCAAGTTAGAGTACGGGGATTTATCCGGGATGTACAAGATCATTGATATCCAGCACGAAGGTGAAATTTATGGGAGTAATTGGATGACCACCATTACAGTAGGAAGTAAGGAATAAGTATGGCAGACTTGACATTAGGGGAAGTGATTAACGGGTTGTTTGAAGGACGAGCAAGCCGTATGAATACATCACTACCTGGGGTAGTGATCGGGGTGAGAGATGGCACAGGGGTTTTCCTTGATGTTCAACCTGCTATTGACTTGTTGGCTGAAACTGGTGAGACTCTTCCAAGAGCACCCATCCTTAATGTGCCTGCAATGATGCCCATGTCCAGCACAGGTGGCTTGCAGTTTGAGATTAACGTAGGTGACCCTATCCTACTCGTATTCTCCCAGCGTGGTTTGGATACGTGGAAGGCAGGGGTTGGTAAACCTAACGCACCTAGAGATGGGAGAATGTTTGACCCGAGAGATTGCTTTGCAATCCCTTGCGTATTCCCATCTAAAGCTACTCCTGCAAACCCCAGTAAACATACAAATCCCCACTCTGCCAAAGACGTTGTGTTAGTACACAATATCGGAAAGCCAAATGAAGTTGAAATTCGTTTGAAGAAGAACGGGGATGTTTACGTTAAGACGGTCGGACAGGTTCTTGTAGACTCTGGTACTGCAGTTGTTAATGCTTCAACTGCTACAGTTAATGCTGAAACTACTATCAATGGTAACACAACGATTAACGGGAATCTTAATGTCTCTGGGACGACAACTGCACCAACTATTAGTGCAACAACAAGCTTGAAGATCGCAGGAACAGAGATGAAAAATCACGGACATACTGGCGTTGAAACAGGCTCTGGTACAACAGGAGGCCCAGTGTAATGGACATCAAATTATCCCTCCTCACAGGAGATGCAGAGTTCGTAAATGGTGGTACTCCTGTAACGCAAGACGCTGGAGAGAGTGTATCTCAGAAGCTGTACATCATGCTCAGAACATTTGCTGGTGAGTGGTTTCTCAATGTAGATCATGGCATCCCATATTTTCAAAGCATCCTGGGGCAGAAAGTAACGACTCAGGCTGTTGACCTCATCTTTCAGCAGAAAATTCTAGCGGAGGAAGGAGTTCAAGAACTCTTATCATTCTCCTCTACACTAAACACTTCTAGCCGAGTTTATTCTATGTCCTTCAGTGTAAGGACACATGACTTGGTTATCGACATTCAAAACATTGAGGTGACTATCTAATGGCAGGAGTAACAGAAGCTGGTTTCGTTACAAAACGATTTCCAGAAATTATTGATGGCTTGCGTGCGCAGGCTGTCCCTTTGTTCCAAGACCTTGTGCAGCCAGGGGAGGCTGTAGACACGTCAGATAGCACCTTGCTGGGCCGTTTGATTGGTTTGACTACCCCATCACTAGCAGAGCTTTGGGAAGCCATGCAAGAGGTTTACGCGGCTTTTGATCCTAACACCTCCTCTGGTAATGCCTTAGATAACCTCGTCGCTATTGGTGGTTTAGTAAGACGTAAGACAACCCCCACATCGTTTTCTGGGATTGTTTGGGGAGACACCTACACAGAGATCCCGCTGGGTAGTCTAGTGCAAACCTCTGCAGGTAATACTCAATTTGCATCAACATCAAAAATTCAACTATCTCCTGCTAACGTAATCGGGGCTGGCATTCAGATTAGTTCTATAGTGGTTGGCATGGAGTATGTTATTACTCTGTCCTCCTACGCTGGCATCGTAGTAGTCAGTACGGTTGCCGTGTTAGGGGATACTGCTAGTACTATTCTCAGTAGATTGTCAGACGGACTCACGCCTTATACACTCTACAGCAAGAATGTGACAGATGACACACTGTATATCACAATCTCAGAGCACTATAGCGGGTTCAACATCTCGCTTGGTGGGGATTGTATCCAAACTAAAACTGCAAAAAGATTAGAGTTTTCTGCGGTGGATGGTGGCCCTATTACACTATCTCCAAACTCGGTATCCACGATCATTACTCCGGTGTTGGGCTGGGACTCGGTAAATAACCCAGTTCCTGCCACTATTGGTACGACTGAAGAGACAGATGCAGAGTTGAGAGAACGATTTAGGCAGTCTAAATATTTAAGAGCCTCCAATACGGTGGATGCCTTGTATTCTGCTCTGCTGGAGTTGGAAGGTGCTCAGGAAATTCGGCTGTATGTCAACCCTACAGATTTAGTAGATGCGAATTCCCTGCCCCCTCACAGCTTCAAAGTACTAATCCTTGGTGGTGCAGATACCGAGATTGCTAAGATTATCTGGGGGCACACCCCGATTGGAATTTCATCTGAGGGTGCGCAAGAAGTCTCCGTGCGAACATCACAAGGAGCAGAGCAAGTAGTGAAATTTGATCGCCCAGTTTATGTCCCGCTCTACGTGGAGGTCACTCTTAGTACTTATGGTAGCGAGTTTCCGGTTGGCGGGGAAGTGGAGATTAAACAATCCCTGGTTGATTATATCACATCCACACAGACTATTGGTGGTCGTATCGTTTACTCCCGGCTGTTTGACCCAGTTAACCAAACCCCAGGGCATGAGATTGTAACACTCAAGATTGGTACAAACCCTGCAGCCCTCTCCGAGACTTCTGTCTCCCTGGCTTACAATCAAATTGCAACACTAAGTATTGATGACATTAATGTCATCGTATAAATCCAAGGATTCCTATGGCCCTAAATACATTCTATGAAAATGACTTCAGGGTAGAAGCCTTGGAAAGGATTACAGAACAGTTCAAGAATAAACCTGTGTTTCAGAAGTATCTGTTTCTGATGTTGACAGGCTCTACAGAGGCATTAAATGTTGTTAAAGACTTGATGCAACTACGGAGTTTGGACACGGCAGTCGGAGAGCAGTTGGATATTCTAGGGCGTATCGTGGGACAAGACCGTGTACTGGTTGGTGCAGACACTTTCAAGTATTTCGGTTTTGATGGTTCAACCCTGTCAAGTACTTTCGGATCTACCTATAACGAAGCACTTGGCGGGTATTGGTACTCATATGGTAAGCCCGTTGGTGGTAACATCCAACTTAATGACACTCAATACAGGCTGTTCATCAAGGCAAAGATCAAAAAGAATACAACAGACGGTACAGTAGAAAGTGTCCTAGACTTTTTGGGGTTTGTTTTTGGTTTGAAGGGCTATCTGGTATCTAGTTCTGGAGGTAATGCAACCATCAGAGTTAGCAGAAAGCTTTCTAGTTTTGAAAGATCTCTGATTGAATTTGTCGGGGCAGATGGTAGCTATTTCCTGCCAAGACCCTTGGGTGTCCAGTTAACAATCCAAGAGCCAGAAAGTAATGGTACTTTTGGCTTCCTTGGGACACCTTTCGCACTGGGTATGGTAAGTTTTTATACTATTAACCCAGATGGCGGCGTATTGGGAAGTGTATACTCCCCTGAATAATAAGGATTAAAGATGGTAATGACAGTCAAACCAGATATGACTAAGATCTGGGCAGCTACTGGGGCTACTGCTGCACCGCCTGACGCTAAGATTGCATCGGGTTGGGGCTATGAGATGATGCCTTTCGAGTGGGAGAACTGGATTCAGAATCGTAATGATACGATGCTCAGTTATCTCAACCAACGTGGTATTCCTGAATGGGATGCTAGCACGGAGTATTTTGCTGGGAAGAGTTACGTTACAGGTGCAAATGGCGTAGTTTATTTTTCTATCTTAGATAGTGTTGGAATTAACCCAACTAGTGACGTTTCTGGTAAATGGGCTAGAGCTTTCCCATCCATTACAGGGGGTGGGGCTAGCGGTACTTGGACAATTTCAGTCTCTGGTAATGCAGCAACAGCTACAAAGTTTGCAACTGCACGCACTATCTCTATTACTGGAGATGCAACGTGGACAACTTCCATTGATGGCAGTGCAAACGTTACTGGTGCTCTCACTCTTGCGAACAGTGGTGTTACGGCTGGTACTTACAATAACGTAGCAACTGCGGTCACTCCTATCACTGTTGATGCTAAGGGCCGTGTAACTGCCGCTGGCGCTGCTGTAACGATTACCCCTGCATTTTCTAACGTCACAGGTAAGCCTACAACCCTGACGGGCTATGGAATTACAGACGCTACCCCATCTTCTCACGTAGGGTCTACTGGCGCATCGCACGGAGTTGCTACAACATCTGTTGCTGGATTTATGTCTGCTGCAGACAAGACAAAGTTAGATGGTGTTTCCGCAACTGGCGGCGCTGCTCTAGTGGGGTTTCAGCAGGCGGGAACGGATGCAATTGCTCGGACTGCGCAATCAAAGATGCGCGAGGTCGTGAGCGCAAAGGACTTCGGGGCTGTCGGTGACGGTGTTGCGGATGACACGGAGGCACTTAAGGATGCGATCGCATACTGCCGCTCAACTGGCGCATGGCTTCATGGCGTTGGTGGCGAAATCTACAAAGTCACTGACACGCTTGTGTTCGGCTCCGATACGCTCGCATTTGTCAATTTTGACGGGAATGGCTGCGAGATTCTGGTCGACTCGGCCACTGACATTTACGCCATCGACACATCCGGTATTTCATCTGCATATTGCGAGTGCGGCG